CCGCCACTATTCAAACACTTATATGTCATGTCGTCAGTGACTATCCTCTCGAAAAGGAAAAATGAGAAAAAATCCTGAGGTAAAAATCACTTTCGAACAACCTCTCTGTTTGTACAGAGATAGGTATTTTTCTCAAACAATGTCTACACTGAGGAAACTCAACGACGCCATTTACCGCTTTGGTAATAGCGTAGAAGTTGATCTTTCTAACACACCTTTCGTCAGTGCAGCTGCCTCTTTACTTTTGTTTGCGATAGTAAATCGTGCTCAGTTGTGCATTAGAGAATCTCAAACGATTAAGGTAACCCTTCCTACTAGAAAGGGGAATCCTGAAGGGTACCGTTGGATAGTTTCAACCGGCCTGGCAAAGGCACTGCTTGCTTCAAATATTTCTAAGCTTGATGAGCTCACCCAAAGTAAGCGTTTTTACCAATCCTCGGTAGATCCTTATAGTCATCACGCTACCACGGCGCAGATGCTTAACAATAGAGCATTATCTGTTTTCTCGGAAGAGCAGTTTGCTCTGCTAGAATCGGGTATAAGTGAAGCAATGCTCAATGTTTCTCATCATGCCTATGATGCTCCACAATACAACGAGTTAACCACAATGCTAGGTGGTAAACGGTGGTGGCAGTGCGCCTGGTTTGATCCAGATAGAAATAAAGTAACATTCATAATCTATGATTTGGGAATGGGGATACCTAGATCCTACCATGGTGATGATTTGCAACCCTTTTTACAGGCAGCAGTATTGTCTGATGCATGGACATTAGGGGCAACTCGTACAGGGGCATCAGGTCGCGGAAATGGGTCGGAAGACATCAAAAGCCCAGTGGGGGCAGGCTGTACTGAAAACGAGACACTTCTGATTTTTTCTGGTCATGCTAAGTACGTCAAGAGTTCACGCGATAACAAAGTAACTTGTGACTATACTGTAGATGAAGTACCGGGTACATTAGTCCAATGGAGTTTGGTACCTAAACGGGGGGAGTTATGATTATTCATGTGGCGAGAGACTTTTCTAAAACACCTTTTGGTCGTTACGAAGGCGACAGCCCGTTTAGTGCTCAAAAATTTCGTGATGAAGTACTGATACCTGCATTCATCAATAACCCCAATGAGCAAATTGTTGTCGATTTCTCTGGTGTGATGGTCGGTCTAGGTTCCTCTTTCTTAGAAGAGGTGTTTGGTGGACTTGTAAGGAGCCAATCAGTTCCTCTGAAAGATATTCGTGAACGTTTGGTAATCAAAAGTAAATTACCTATTTATGAAGGTAGAGTTAAGGCTTTTATTGAACAAGCTGCGTCAGTAAAGGGTTGATTTCAATGAAGGAATTCACTTGGGTTTTTGGCCTTGTAGGTAATTTATTGGTTTTTGTTGGGTGGATTGTAGTTTTTCTTAATGCTAAGAATATTTCTACTCGCTCTGAAATAAAATCTATAGTAGATACAATAGTTAAAACATTAAATGAAGTTTCCGAGAAAGGAATGAAATTCTGGTTTAATCAGGGATCTGATTATACTAATCATGAGCATTATACGTCTATGATTATGTCTAACATAACCTTGATTTCTCAACTGATTATATTTATTCAGGCAAGGGGGGTTGAAGCTGACGCCAACCTTAATAAATTAATTAATACCTTAACTTTAGATTGTGATTCAGTATTAGATATGGAGCCTCAGCAGAGAACATTACGAGCAAATGAAATAAATGCTGAGGCTATGGAGCTTATCACTGGATTAATGACTTCATTTCATGATAAATATCCTCCAACACACTATGTGGATTTGGATAATTGGTATAGAAAACTCAGTTCTTATTAAGTTTTCTTTAATGTCGGTGTGATTTTAATTGACCGGTCATAAACTAATACTTGCGATTCAGTTTTATGGCCACTAAAAATCTGTTTATCTTTGGAAGAGCCCTCATAGTCTGATATACCTTTTGCTTTAAGATCATGAAATGTACAATCAAGAGGCCTCTCGAGTTGTTCAGAGGCCAATCTCCTAGCCTTACGCCATGCTTCATTAAATCCCTTGTATGAATAACGCTCACCATACATTGTCCTGATAACAGGGCCATCCTGTCCCCATTCCCTGCAAATATCCACAGCCGCACTAAGACGCTCAGTCCAGGCTTTGATCTGTTTAATACCAGTTTTACCTTGCTGTATGAAAATTCCTTTATCAAGAATCTGATTCCAGTTCATTTTAAGAACATCAGATACCCTTGCAGCGCAAAGATACGCAATTTCCATCGCGGCTTTAACTGCAGGCGTCGCATGAGTGAAGATAGCTATGTACTCTTCATCAGTTATGTAGCGGTCGCGCTGGGGTTTAGGAAACTTATCGACACCAACACACGGATTACCCGGTACATAACCACGCTGATAACCCCAGCGGTATACACGAGACATTGAACTATGCTCGTGATTAGCCTGAACACGGCTTCTTTTACCACGTGCATCCATGTAGCGCCGGACGTGTTCAGGTTTAATGGCCTTTGCTTCTGCATCGCCGAAAACCGCTAACAAGTATTTTTCATGTGCCAGGTAATCTTTTTGTGTCCTGGGGGCAAGGTCTGCATAGTCGGCACTATTTAAAAATTTTTTCCACAATTGTTGAAAGGTGAGTAGTTTTTTTCGACCTTCAACGACTTTCTCGTAAGCTAACCAAACCTCCGCTTTAGAAGCGTTTGCTGGGGCTAGATTCTCGGTAGTACCTCCTGGCTTCCAGTAGTAACCGGAAGGGCGGAAAAACACACCCTTCGGCATCCACTCATTACCAGGCGCTCTTTTGCGGCCCATATTATCTCTCTACAGCGTCAAAGTTCATGCCTGGAGTAGGCATATGGCCTGCTGGTGGAAGTATGCGTTGTACGGGATGGTTAATATGAAACCAGGTCGTTTTAATTGCTCCGTCCCGGCGTTCAATAAAAAAGATCCCGTTCTGCGTTAATACCTCTTTCTGCAGTGACTTTTGGGGCGAACCCGTGGCCTCTGTCAGTTCTTCATCAGTCAGGAAGCGATCGCTCATGAGTTGTTCTCCACTGAACCGGCTGCAACCGGTTATCTGCCACTATATGAACAAGACGAACAGCCACCACGCAGCCCGTCATTACACCTTTTACACAGCTGGTGGTCCTCCCTTACACCTTTAAACTGGTTATAAATTTCCACTGGTACAATTACCGGCATAGGGACAAATAATCGTTGACTACGTAGTGATGCGATTTCTGCAGTGCGTTCGAGGTACAACGATTTCCAGTCACTTGCTTCAGTCTTATATGCGGCCAAAGCATCCCGCATGCGCCGCCAGCGGCGACGCTTCAGCTTGTTCGCTTTCACTTCACCTCCTTCTCGACACTGGGAATTACTTCGTTAACGGCATTTCTAACTTCCTTCATTGACTGATTAAACCAGTTGAAATTGTTGGTGTAACCGTCGAATCGCGCGCCCTTAGCGTTGATTTTTGCCACGGTGATATCTCTGGCGGCATTAATCATTGCCACGGCTACAGCCTCCGGGATGCAGTCATTTTTCATCATGTACCTCCTGCGTTGCTGGCTGCGATTTGATATGCAACCGCGGTTCCCCGTCTTTCGGCTCCGGCCATTCGCGCTGCTTGTTTACCGCCAGCTTATCGATCATCGCCTGGGTAATCTGATCATCAGTGATGCCAGCCCGGCGCTGAGCGTCCCACAGCAGGAACTGCATATCAGCCCATTCTGACAGGTCGCCGGGCTGTTCAGCGGCTTCCAGTGCTTCTTTGCTGAGATGCTTCAGCGGGCCAACCGGGCCGACATTACCGAAAGTTGCCTGTGACCACTCGGCATGCGCACTGCGTACCTGCTCACGTTCCGACGCTGGCTGCGCGTGGCGATAGAGCAGAATAATTCGGCGCTCGTCTGCATGCGGAGTAACAGGGTTAACAGTGAAAAGGTACCCGCAACCACCACGATCAACGTCTCGCAACTCCTGTTCATCTGTCCACGCCACAGGCTCGCTGTCCATTGCGGCAAGCGCGATTTCAAACAACGCCGCACATTGGTTTACATGGGCGCGGCCTTCACCCGTTATCTTCGTGTGACGGCAAAACTCAATTTGCTCCTGCGCCTTTTTAATTAACTGCTCTCTGGTTATGGTTGATTTGGTCATTGGTTGGCTCCTTACACTGCCAGTTGCAGCTGCATATCGAACCGGTCGCGCTGCTCGCAATATGTAAGCGAACCGGGGCTATTATGTGACTCAATGCGCTCCACCATCAGGGCTGCGCGAGTCTCTTTCGATGCTGGCGCATAGGCACCAGACCAGGCTTTATCTATCCCGATATTGCGCGCCACGTTCGTGCTATCGGCGCTCGCCAGCGGAAGCTTTGTGAAAATCAACGGATTCAGCATACGAAGGCCGTGAAGCTTGGTTATCGGCTGGCCGTGCTGGTCTACAACGTGTCGAATCAGGTCTTTCATTCTGGCGACTGCGAGGTTCGGTCGCTTAACGTCGTAATCGCCGCAACTGCCTATCGCCACCCGCGGATACTCGTTGCATAACCGGATAAAACGCTCGTCGCTTTCGTTCATGTGCCAGACAGGAGCGCCGAAAAACTCACCATGCGGCCACTCATCCAGAAGTGCTTCGTTCTCTTCCTCGCCTCCGTCAATGACGTCAGGGATAATGGCAAAATCAAAGCCGGGGTGATTCTTCCAGCGCGCCACAAATTCGTAGTAATCGCTCCAGTCGATTTTGTTTTTCCCCGCTGCTTTCCATGCTGTGAATGCACCATTATCGAGGGCGAAGGACTGGCAATATTCAGATGCCAGATTTATCTGCCCGGAGTGCGCGAAACTTATGAACGCGTGACGCGCTTTCCACGCCTTCATTGCGCACGTATCCGGTGTTATAGGCCCACCGTGATAGTGAATCATGAATCACTTAGCCTCCCAATTGATGCCAGCGGCGGTCAGCCATTTGGAAAAGTTGTTCTGACAGTCGATATATCCCTTCGCGTAGTCCTCAGTGGCTCCGTAATGGCAAATCTGAAATTCATCATATTGCTTCACGGTGACGGTGCGGGACTCCAGCTCGGCGATGCGCGCCTGCAATTCCTCGCAGTGGTCTGTTATCCCACGGCATTGAGTTTTCCAGTAGGCTTCCATCCCCTGCGCCTTCTCCAGCGCCTCTACCAGCGCCAGAACGTTGGCAGGGTTAGCCAGGGCGATGAATTCGGCATTACGCTGCGCCGTCTCATCCCATGCCACATGCCCCTCGCCGTCGTATTCCTCACAGATGCAGGCGGCGTCACTGTTGAGCGAATCAAAGAGGGTTTGCCCGTCAGAGCCATAAATTGCGTATGAGGTGAATCCCTCCACGCAGTCATCGCCAGACCCGTAGCATCCTTCGTTTTTAACTTCGTCGGCCCACCATTCGCCCGGAGTCGCTTTCTCTGCAACGGCCTTCATACGTTGCGCCAGTTCGGTGATATCAGTCATGCTGTCGCTCCTTTCACGAAAATTACCCAGTGCGTTTTGTCCGATTTCCCGGTGCGTTGCCAGATGGCCGGTTTCTCATCTGTCAGAGCCAAAATCTGGCTAACCGGTATCTGGGTCTCATTCCATTTGAAGATGAGTACGCCGTGTGGTCGCAGCACTCTGAACGCTTCTTTGAAACCCGCACGCAGGTCATCGCGCCAGGTGTCTTTGTTCAGGCGACCGTATTTCTTACCCATCCAGGCGTTTTCGCCCACTCGTTCAAGGTGCGGCGGGTCAAACACGACAATGGGGA